CTTACCGGTCATTGATCGGCGGGTTATAGACTGCTCTCGTTATAGTTGAACTCATTTTTGACAAAATCTCTATCTTGTCAAGAACGTTTTCGACAGAGACCCTCGCCCTCGGGCGACGGTTCTTGTATATCTGTGCTTGAGTAATCGGAGGAAGTCGCCAGACATCCCCAGACCACTCTCTTTGTAATGGGTCACTGACGCTAATCCCGAGGGAATAGTTCGCCATTGGCATCATTAATTTTGTCTCCATGTAAGTCTCGAGACTGCCTTGATCCACCAGGATCTCGACAGTGACGGGCATTACAACATGAATAGCCGTTTTGAAACCGGTATAATCCATTGAGTGAAAAACCCAATCGACTATAGCGATTCTTCCTATAATTTTTGACGGAAATTTACGAGCCGCAAGTCTCGCAAGTTTTCGATCATCTGTAACTATTATGATCAGCTTCTCGGACATTCTTTGAATGTTCAAGAGGATAATCGGATCGTCTTCGATGATGTTGACGGGTGGGAGTTCAAATGTCCTCCCAGCTATCACATCCTCGTAATTATTGTCAAACCATCGAGACAAAGTCGCGACCTCCCGTTGATACGGGGAATCGGGCTTAGGTCTCTTTCTGAAACGTTGTAGATACCGAAACTCGGGCATACGAACCCTCAGTGGGTCTGATTGCGCGAGAATTGATATCAATTCTTCGGGATATAGGTCCTGGTCTGAGTTATACCTCAGTAACCAGGGCGCATCCTTAAATTTTTTAACAAATTTCCCAACGATTTCGAGGACTTCACCATCGGTGTAGTCCTTGAGAACTAGGGCAGTAACTTTTAGCACCTCGAAGAGGTCAGCACCATTGGTGCTGACCTGATCCAAGGCAGCCATTCGTTCGTGAAACAGGTAGTACTTTTTGACCTCGGTCTCAGGTACTAGAACCTTGTTTCTCTGTAATTGTTCGAGCGTGCCAGGTGGGAACAGACTAGTCTCTTCCCTCTTGACAACTCGATACTTCTTTATTGGATGGTCTTCTGGAATCGTCAGCGTTTCCACAATACCCTCCTTTTCAAAGTGAGTTGTATCCCTAACAACACCGCGTAATTCGGTGATGTTTGGTTTCAACTCTCCAATCGCTTCTCTCATCACTTCGGCGATGACGTTTTTACACCATCGTCGTTGTGAGAGTATTGCTTTATGCCATGAATGAACGTCCCAGTTTGGAGCGATCTTTCCTGACCCGAAAATTTGTCTTGGTAGAAAGACAGGCTCTGGCCTGTCCCTCAAACCAAGACCTACGTCTTGACACGCCGAGGAAACTGAGTACAGGAAATTTATTCCTGTCTGAGAATCCTTAGCTACATATTCGAGCTCTTTCCCAAGGAGGGTGTATTTCCCCTTTGGATCAGAGCTGTAATCTTGTCTGTCTTTCTTCGTATCTATGATCAACCGTCCTTTCGGATGATCTAAATACGGAGATATTCTTGAGTCCTTTAACCTGTTGGCATTTTTCACAGTGTGAAATCTGTCAATAGGAAAACGGAAAACTTCTTCACAGTACGTCCCCCAGTCTTGGGTGACGAACGTGTCTAGATCCGATCGTTTATAACCTAGAAGGGTAGCCCCTTCTAAGAAATATTCGAAATATTTATGTCGGTCTGGTCCGGCAGCAATCCGATTGCCGTCGTCGCCATTCCCCACCCCCATAGAAATCACTTTCCTCCCCAGTTTGAGTTTCGCGTAGCGATCACAAATCGGATGAGCCAAGGATAAATTGGTCTTGGTCAACGGGTCCCCCATCGGGACGCCATTGACCATCTGGCCCTTGTACTTACCGTTGTAATACATGTTCTTATCTCCCACCCACACGGAGATTAGTACAT